AAGACGCACTCACACAAAAACAGGAAGCCTTTGCGCTTGCCTATGTTGAGACAGGGAACGCCGCCGAGGCGTATCGCCGCGCGTATGATGTCAAGGCCGCGACCCAACATTCAACGATATACGTTGCCGCATCGGAGTTAATGCGAAACCCTAAGATAAGGGTAAGGGTTGGCGAATTGCAAAGCCAAGCTGCCGAATTGGCGCTTTACACCGTCAAGGATGCATTCACTGAATACGAGGCGGCGAGGGTGTTGGCAGTGCAGGAAGCTAACCCTAGCGCCGCCGTTGCAGCCGTTAAAGGCAAGGTTGCATTGTTTGGGCTTGATGCGCCTGCACGGTCAAAGACTGAACACACCTCACCAGATGGCAGCATGACGCCGCAAGCGGTCACCATCAACATGACGCCGGAACAAGCAGCAGAAGCTTATGCAAACGCCATCAATCCCAAAGGCGAGTGATTGGCCCGGTAACTATGTTCACGTCTGGGCATGGCGCTATGATCGGCTTGTGCATATGCGCAAAGACCAGATACAGCTTGCAGGGGCGTTGGAATACTACCGCACCCGGCCTGTTGAGTTTATCACGCACTGGGCGGACACCTATGACCCGCGCAACGCCGGACGAGGTAAGCCCGCATACATGCCGTTTATTATGTTCGAGCGACAAGGTGAGTTTATCCAGTTTTTGCAAGCCGTCATGGCGGCGGAGGAAAACGGACTTGTTGAAAAAGCCCGCGATATGGGCGCGACTTGGGTTTGTGCGGCTTTCTCTGTATGGCTTTGGCGCTTCTATCCCGGCGCGGCTGTGGGGTGGGGGTCGCGAAAAGAGCAGCTTGTCGACAAGCTAGGCGATCCTGACAGCATATTCGAGAAAATGCGCATCCTGATACGGCGATTGCCGCGCGAGTTTTGGCCCAAGGGGTTCAACGAAAAAGACCACATGCCATTCATGCGGATTATCAATCCAGACAACGGCAGCACGATCACGGGCGAGGCTGGCGATAACATCGGGCGGGGCGGGCGAAAGCTGATCTACTTCAAGGATGAGGCCGCGCATTACGAGCGCCCCGAAAAGATCGAGGCTGCGCTTGCTGACAATACCAGAGTGCAGATAGACATATCCAGCGTTAACGGGCTTGGGAACGTGTTCCACCGCAGGCGCGAGGCTGGCAAGGAATGGGATGGCGGGGAAGCGCACAAGGGCGTCACGAACGTCTTTGTCATGGATTGGCGTGATCACCCGCTAAAGGATGATGCGTGGTATTTGGCCCGCAAGAAAAAGGCCGATGCAGACGGGCTATCGCATGTATTCGCGCAGGAGGTTGACCGGAACTATGCGGCATCGGTTGACGGGGTTATCATCCCTGCTGAATGGATTAGCGCTGCCATTGACGCGCATATCAAACTAGGCTTTACCGCATCCGGCGCAACTATCGCCGGGCTTGATGTTGCCGATGATGGGGGTGACCGCAACGCGCTAGCCATCCGCAAGGGGGCAGTGCTGGAAGCTGTTGATGACTGGTCAAGGGGCGATACGGGCGAAACCACCCGCAAGGCCGTGGCGATGCTACAAGGGCGCGGCCCGGTATCGGTGCAATACGATAGTGTTGGCGTGGGCGCTGGCGTGAAATCAGAGGCAAACCGCCTTGAGGCAACAGGTGATATGCCGCGCGGGCTGACGTTTACGCCATGGTCTGCCGGGGCTGGGGTACAGCACCCAGATAAGCACATAGACCCATCCGACAGACAAACCCCAATCAACAAGGACTTCTACAGCAACCTCAAGGCTCAGGCATGGTGGGAGTTGCGCCGCCGTTTTGAACGGACATACCGCGCGATAAATGAGGGGCTGACATTCGATCCCGATGATATGATCAGCTTGCCCGCGTCATTGCCGAAACTGCGAGAGTTGCAAAAAGAGTTGGGGCAAGCCACGGCGTCACGATCAACCGGGGCGCTTAAGCTAGTGGTGGACAAGTCACCGCCCGGCACTCGAAGCCCCAACCTTGCCGATGCGGTGGTTATGGCGTATTATCCGGTAGTATCATCATCAACCCCCCGCATTCGCGCGCTATAGCCTTTCACAGCGTTATATTGTAACATGCCGCAAACTGTATAAGGGCCACCGCATGAAATTCCCACGCATTTTCAGACGCACTGAACAAAAGGCCAGCGCGACCGGCGCAATGATGGTTATGGCACCGGGCGAGGCTGTATGGTCAAATCGTGATTATAAAGCGTTTGCGGACGAGGCTTATCGGCGTAACGTGGTAGCCTATCAGGCCGTTAACCGCATTGCAGATGCCGTTGCATCCGTGCGATGGACGCTATGGCGCGGCGAGACTGAAATAATTGATCATGAAGTCTTGAACCTACTCGACCGCCCAAACCCCATGCAATCGGGCGCGCAATACATTCAAGCCAAGATCGGCTACCTGCTATTGTCCGGCAATGGATATGAGGAGCGGGTGAAGGTTGGGCAGCAAGTGCGGGAATTGTACCAGTTGCGACCTGACCGCATGAAGGTGTTGCCAAGCTACACAGGCTTTCCGCGCGGGTACACCTACGAAATGAATGGCCGCAAGCATCAATGGGATGCGGACGAGCAAACGCAAGATTGCGATATTCGGCATATCCGCATGTTTAACCCGCTAGATGATTGGTATGGATTGTCACCAGTCGAGGCGTCGGCATATGCAATCGACCAGCATAATGAGGCTATGGCATGGATGCAGGGGCTATTGCAGAATAGCGCGCGGCCTTCCGGTGCATTGGTCATGGCTGGTGATGGGGCAATGGGCGACGAGGCATTTAACCGCCTCAAGGCCCAAATGGACGAGCAATATTCAGGCTCTAAAAACGCTGGCAGGCCCATGTTGCTAGAGGGCGGGCTTGATTGGAAGGCAATGGGCCTTAGCCCTACGGATATGGGGATTATAGAGGCAAAGAACGCCGCCGCGCGTGATATTGCTTTGGGCTTTGGCGTACCGCCTCAATTGCTTGGCATTCCCGGCGACAATACCTATTCCAACTATGCCGAGGCGCGTCTTGCGTTTTGGGAAGATACCGTTGTCCCGTTGCTGGATTGGATTGCGCAGGATTGGTCTGAATGGCTGACCGGCGGCGAGTTGATGCTAAAGCCGGACCTTGACCAGATCCCCGCCATTGTTGAAAAGCGGCAAACGCTTTGGGATATGGCGGATCGGGCTACGGATTTGACCATTAACGAGCGCCGCGAATTGAAGGGCTACAAGCCTATCGCTGGGGGCGATGCGCTGTTGGTCAATTCATCGCAGGTTAGCTTGGATATGGCAGTTGAAAGTCTTTTGAAGGACGAAAATATCGCCAAACTTGAATTGACGCCGGATGACATCAAAGCATGGGTTTATGGTGCGTCACCGCCACCGCTTCGCACGGATGCGTCGCCGCCAAAGGGCAAATGATGCGCAGACTAATTGACCAAAACCCGCGCCGGGAACAAAGGCGGCAGGTGATCTTGCTGGATCGTCTAGAAGATGGATTTGCGCGGCGCGTGCGTGCTGAATTAGCGCGGGCCATGCGGGATATGCTGGACGTCTACGAATACACGGGCGAGGTGCCGCTTGCGCGCGACCATATCGACCGGCTTACCGCGCTTTATCAGGCAATGGCAATCGCGACTATGGCGGTGTTTGGCGGGCGCGTTGTGCAGCAAGGCAAGGATAGCGGGCAGGCGCTTGAGACTAAGGACTTCGCAGGAACAATGGCGCGGATTGCTTTGGGCTATATCGCAAGCGAGATGTTGCGGTCGCGAATAACCAAGGTGGCAGACACCACGCGGCAACAAATCTTGAATGCGGTTGACCGTGGCTATCAGGAAGGGCTTGGGCAATTCGGTGTTGCAAAGCTGGTGCGCGAGGCTGTGCCGATTATGACCACGGCGCGCGCGGCGATGATTGCACGAACGGAAACGCACGGAGCCGCTAACTATGGGGCGTTTGCCGCTGCGGATGAAACGGGCTTATTGCTGGATAAAGAATGGATCAGCGCAGAAGACGAGCGCACGCGGGACGACCACAGAGAAGCCAACGGGCAGATAGTGGCCAAGGACGTGCCGTTTGACATCGGCGGCGAAGCGTTGATGTATCCGGGTGACCCCGGCGCGGAAGCTGCACAGGTTATCAACTGCCGTTGCGCTATGGGCTGGGTGGTCAGAGAATAAGTGTTGCAACACTGTGTTTTGTGTGCAAGTGTCCAAAGACTGTTAACACACCTTTGGAGAAATGAATATGGACTTTTCAAAATTTCCGAAAGTTGATGGAATTTCAACAATGACGCAAAACGCCTTGATTGGCGAAGGGCTGACGTTGCTTGAGTTTTGCGACCTAATGTCGGAGGGGTACTATAGCCAAGGTCACAGGCGGATAAAAAGAATGCCAGGCATTGGCAAGAAAGGCTTCAAATCGCTTTGTGATTTTTACGAAAAGCACAAAGATGAAATTGCCATACAATACGGGCACGAGATGCAATCCTTTGATAACGAGGAGTTTCTCGCCAATGTTTTAGACTCCACAAAGGCGCAGTTTATATCGGAAACCGCTGGCGTATTCCGAGAAATGAAATACCAATATCGCGCAATGATTGAGGCGGAAATTAGAAATCTAATCCGAGAAAAAATCAAGGAAATTGGCGTGGATGATGCGGTTGTTGAGGTTGTGGAAGAAGCTGTCAGGCGTATGGCTAAGTCTGTTCAATTGGACGCCTAACGCCACTCACCAATAAAGATAAACAGAGCCGCTCCTAACGGGGCGGCTTTTTCCATGCAGACTAGCGCCCCGCCCTTTGTTATGTTATAACGTAACAAACCTATACGGGGCAGACGCATGATTGAACACAAACACGCCGCTTTCGAGTTGAAAAAAGAACCTGACGCGGATGGTGAATTTGAGGGCTATGCGTCTGTTTTTGGCATTGTTGACCAAGGGCTTGATGTAGTCGAGCGCGGGGCGTTTACCAAGTCGCTAGGCACTGGCCGCAAGGTTAAGATGCTTTGGCAGCATGACACAAATCAGATTGTCGGCGTGTGGGATGAAGTGCGCGAGGACGAGCGCGGGCTATTTGTTAAGGGCCGTTTGCTAAAGGGAATCAAGCAGGCCGAAGAAGCTATGGTAATGCTGCGCGCTGGTGCGCTGGATAGCATGTCCATTGGCTATCGCACTGTTGAGGCTGTGGCAGAGGGTGGCGGGCGCATTCGCAAGCTTATGGAATTGGATTTGCATGAAATCAGCTTGGTAACATTTCCCATGCTGCCCGATGCAAAGGTGACAGACGTCAAGTCGCTGTCGACCGAACGTGAATTTGAGGCTTTCCTGCGGGATGCAGGATATAGCCGCAAGGAGGCCACGGCGCTCGCGCTGCACGGCTTCAAAGGCCTAACCGGACTGCGGGATGCTGGATCGGATGACGGCGATGAAAAGGCACAAGCCTTATTGCAATCATTGAACAATCTTAAGGAGGCATTCCATGTCTGACGAAATCAAACAGGCGGTTGATACTATCAACACCGCGTTTACCGAGTTCAAGGCCGCAAACGATGCACGCTTGAAAGAGATTGAAGCAAAGGGCGCGGCTGATCCCGTGACCGAAGCCAAGTTGGCCAAGATTGAGGCTGATCTTGACGTTGCACAAAAGAAGGCCGATGAGGCCGTGCTGTCTGCCAAGCGCCAAGCGCGCATTGTGACAGATGCAAAGGGCAACGAGGTCGATCTTGACGCCAAGGCTCTTGCATGGGCTGATATGATCGCCCGCAAATCCGGCACCCGCGCGTCAAATTTTGGCGCAAAGGAAATGGACGGGTATAAAGACCAGTTCATGTCCTACCTGCGCAAAGGCGATCAGGTCATGGGCGCAAACGAAATGAAGGCGCTGTCGGTCGGTTCCGATCCTGATGGCGGCTATGTGGTCTACCCAGATATGTCGGGCCGCGTTGTTTCCAAGGTCTTTGAGACCTCGCCGATGCGCGCATACGCTTCCGTGCAGACCATCAGCACAGACGCGCTGGAAGGCTTGTTTGATCTGGACGAGGCCGCTTCCGGTTGGGTTTCTGAAACCCAAGCACGCGCCGACACTAGCACGCCGACCCTCAAGACATGGCGCATCCCTGTGCATGAATTGTACGCGTTTCCCAAAGCTACACAAAAGATTTTGGATGATGCCGCAATCAACTTGGAAGCATGGCTGTCGGGCAAGGTTTCCGAAAAGTTCGCCCGTGACGAGGCTGCT